CCGCCACCGCCAGCATAAGTAACACTTGAACCAGTAATAGAGTTTGCGACACCTGCGCCACCAGCACCGCCTGTAGTTGATGCCGTACCATTACCGCCAACTGCGCCAGCACCACCACCACCACCACCTGTAGCGACTGAGTTTATGACGCTTCCGTTACCGCCAGCAAAACCCTGATTAGATGTCCCAGCACCACCTAAACCTTGCGGATATCCAGTATCTGCACCGCCACCACCAGAACCTGAACCACCAACTTTGCCACCATTTTGACTTGAATTAGAAAACATACCTCCACCGCCACCACCCGTAGATGATGCCAAAATAAAATTACTTGCAGACCCAGTCGTACCAACAGCAGTCACCGTACCAGCCGCACCGCCAGCACCAATCACAACAGAAAAATTAACACCTTTAATTAATTCGAGTCTTGGCTGTAAAACGCCGCCACTACCGCTTGCTGTCAAAGTTGAAAACATACCGCCAGCACCACCACCACCCTGTGCGCCGCCGCCGCCACCGCTAACAACTAAATAATCTAATAAAACAGTTGCAGCCGCAGCAGCCTTACCCCAGTTAGCGACAGAAGGTTGTTCTATTAGTGTGCGCTGTGCGTACCTAGTCACGACTACGCCGTGATTCTGTTTACGAAACCGAACAGTTCAATCTTGTTTGCTGTACCAGCAAACGCTGTCACAACAACAGAACCAGTTACAAGCAAGCCAGCAACGACAAGAACAAGACCCGAAGGTGTTACCGCAATTGATTGTTGAATCAAGTCCGAAGTTGCAGTCACTCCACCAAACTCAACAGTTAAAGTAACTGCCGATGAATGGATGTTGTTTGCGTACAGCCAAATCTCATCCAACGCTGTTGCGTGGGCAGTATGGATTGTTGTACCTAGAGTTGCTGTTGCAGCAACGGCGATACCTCGACCGTTTGTGCTACCTGAAAGTTTTACCTTAGTAAATGTTGCCATGTGTTATCTCCTATGTGTTTACTTAAATCGTTACATTAAAAAGCGGACATTATCACTTCTTGTTCAACCGTATCCACACGCTCGAACACCATCAACTCCAAAAACTCATCAAAATCCTCAGTGTCAAAAGTTGCCAAATCCACAGCTGCAGGGTAAACATCAACAAAGTAGCTGTTCATAAGGTCGCCCAAAGTGTTACCTACGGCGCCCTCACTTACAAAGAACTGAGACTGTAAAGTACCCCGATACTCCAAGCCCTTCTCTGACCAGAACGTGTATAGCAAGTCTCCAAGGGTCGCACCCGCCAGCGGGTAAGCGACCACCAACGATTCGTACATTGCATCGTTAGTTGTTGCCATTACACCACCTTCAACCCACGACGATTCTTTTCATGAGCAGCAATCTGCCCAATCAGTTCGTCGAGCTCTACATCTGTTAATTCGTTCGTCTTCTTATTAGACTGAACCGTTACCACAGGTGGCAACATGCGGTTAGTGGCCTGTAGATAGAGCTGAGCAGATTTAGTGTCACCCTCTAAGGCTTTGTTGTAAAGTGTGTCCAGAAGCTTTTGTGTACGCTCTGGTGAACCCTGAATGTCGTCAACTCGTTTCTTCCACTCCACCAAGAAGATTTCTTTCTTCTGCCAACGTCTAAGTGTTGTCTCGTCTATCTTGTGTTCTAGAGCGTACTTAGCTTTAGACACTGGCACCCGCTCTGAAGGAGCGGTGCATAACCAATCCAAGTAGTTCTGTTGGGGGACTGTCAATGTCAGTTCTTCGTTGTTTGCCATCAATGTGTATGCACATCGTTACTATGTAACGCTTGGGGGGGACTATAGGGGGGGAAACGAAAAACAGGTTCTGTCAATCGAAACGCCTTAAGCGTTGCGATTGAGACGTACACAAAGGATAGCGATGCCACCTAAGCCACCACAGCCACCGTTGAAAAAGAAGACACGGCCCTTAAATCGCACAAAAATTACTCCTACCAAAAAGAAAAATACAAACGCTATTAACAACGTAGTTAATAAAGTAAACAAAGGTTTAAGAGCTTCCGACAAATTTTTAGACAAAGCCACGGGCGCTGACCAATTTAAAAAAGTATTAAAAAAAGGACTAACTCCAGAACAACGTGCAAAAGCCGCAGCAAGAGGAGTGATAGCCGGTGGCGCATTTGTTGGTGGAAGCGCTGCAGTAAGAGCCTTACTTAGAAGTGGAAGTATTGGCAATAGAGGTTTATCAGGTAAAGGAGAATAATGAAATGCAAAAGAAGAAATCAACAATGACGCAAGCTTACAAAGCAATGGAGGCTATGGAAAGCCCTGCACACAAGAAGAAAGAAATGGCTATGGCGAAAAAGGCTATGCACTACTTGCCTAACGGCAAGAAATACATGGGCGCAACACACAAGATGGATGGCAAGCCGTACAGTGGTGCCAAGCACAGTGCGTCAAGCAAAGCTTTGAAGAACAGTAAACCAAAGAAAAAGTAATGGCTAAGACCGCTGCTTGGACCCGCAAAGAGGGAAAGAACCCAGCAGGCGGACTCAACGCTAAGGGCGTTGCGTCCTACCGTGCGGCAAACCCTGGCTCCAAACTAAAAATGGCTGTCACAACAAAGCCAAGCAAACTAAAAGCAGGGTCAAAAGCAGCCAACCGACGCAAATCCTTTTGCGCTCGTATGGGTGGTATGCCGGGCCCAATGACAAAACCAAATGGTAAGCCAACACGCAAAGCATTGGCACTCAAGAAATGGAATTGCTAATGGCAGTAAACGCATCAGGTAACTACACCAAACCAGCCATGCGCAAACGGCTATTCAACAAAATTAAAGCAGGTTCTAAGGGTGGCGACCCAGGTGAATGGTCAGCCCGCAAAGCACAACTCCTAGCCAGCCAATATAAAAAAGCTGGTGGCGGATACACCGACTAATGGCACTAGCCAAACCACAACAATCCTTAAAAAACTGGTCAAACCAGAAATGGCGTACATCTGACGGCAAGCCATCTAAGGGTAAAAAACGTTATCTACCAGACGCAGCCTGGAACGCACTTAGCCCAGCAGAGAAACGTGCTACCAACACAGCCAAAGCACGAGGCAACGCCAAAGGCAATCAGTTTGTTGCTCAACCTAAAAAGGTTGCACAAAAAACCAAGGGCTACAGATAGTGGCCGGTAAGAAACCAGCTAAAAGAAGTGCCAGCACAGTCGTAATTCCTAAAGAAGACTACGGCAACCCAACGCTTTACGTTGGGTTGACCCCAGATGCTAACCACGTATGCCCAGAATGTAACAAAAGAACCAAGAGAGCCATTATTCGAGAGTATAAAGGTATATTATATTGCGCCAAGGGCTGTGTCGCTAATGCAAAGCGGAGAGAATCTTTTACTAAACTCTTGTAATTTTTGATTAAGGTACCCTTTTGAGTTGCTAGGTACCCCCTCTTGTGGAAATTGTGTTGGACAGACACGGCCCGATGCCATCCATATGCCAAGACCAGGGCCACCCCCCCCGTGCCCCCCGTCTGGCTCTGCTACTGCGTATGGTTCCTCGCTGTCTGCGCGCGACAACAGCGACAATACGACACTCGCTACGCTCGTGACGCTTATATTGTCGCTTACTAATAGGCTCGCTCGCTACGCTCACTCGCGACGCTCGCTACGCTCGCTACTTCCCCCCACTCGTGCGTCCTAACCCACCAGCGGTCAGGGCTTGGGTCGGTGGTGGGTATGGGGTGGTGTGTGTGTACAAGACAGGTCTTACCCCTCCGACGGGGCGAAGGGGATAAGCCCCTTCCTGAGACAGACTGGAAGGTTATGGATAACGACACGATGCTAGGTATTCATATGTTTGGCGATGTCCAGACATATGTAGAAACAGACCCACTTTACGGTTTAAACCGTGAGTTGACTGGTACTGATTCATATCAGGACTTAATCACCTTGATTGAGAATCAGTATGGTGATTGGGCTTACCGCGTTCTTGACCGTTACACGGCTCAAGCGTTGTGGTCGCTAGCCGATGAACACGGCGCACACAATGCGCTTGAGTTGATTGAAGGTCAAGAAGACCCTACAGAAACTCTGTAGAAAACAAGTCCGTGAACGGTGCGCCCCCCTTGGGTGCGCACCGTTCACTCTCTATCAGAAAGGTTCCTATGAAGTTAGACCTCAAGAACATCAAGCGTGTAAATATCAAACTGCCTGACCAGTTTGAGCGCGACGCCTTACGGCGACAACGCGCTCTTAATGACTCAGGCATTATTGAACAAGTTGATGACCTGAGCATCAACTCTAATCCTGCTGATGAGCCTGACGAGCTCAGGGCAATGCTGAATATGTCTGTAGAACCAGATTATTCAGATGAAAAGTTTGCTGACATAGTTCCTATGTTGGCATCAGAAGTGCTATGTCCTACAGAAAACCTCTGGGTTGCTCGCAACTTTGAGTGTGTCTGTGGAGATAGTCATTAGCGAGTTTCTTGCCCCCCGCGTTGCGTGGGGCAAAGAAACCCGCAGTCAGTAAACAACATAAACCTAACCGAAAGGAAATCAATAATGAGTACAACATTAATCGTTGCTGGGCTTAGTAAGCCTGGTGCTAAAGCAACTGCCGTGTCTTTCACGGTAGTTGACGGAATGCGTCCTTGGGCTTGGATACCTAATGCGCTTGTGGCTACACACAACATTCGTGCTGGTGTAACACTGGAAATTGACGAAGTGGTTGCTATGGGTTCACCTGTAACTTCCTATATCAAGGACGGTATTGAGTTTGAGTTAAGTCAGCCTAAGCAACAGTTGATGCTTGGCGGTAACTTGGCTATCACTCAACCTGCGTTCAAACCGTTGACAGCGTTGACTGTAACTAAGTCTGAGTAATTCACTCAGTGTAATCGTTATCGGAACCAAGAGCCCACTGGGCTCTTGGTTCCTTAACGAATTACTAGGTAGCAAAACGCGGAACGCGCGTTTTGAAAATCTGTCGCCCTGGGTCGCTAAAGCGACGGCGACAACACCAACACCAACACCAACACCAACACCAACACCAACACCAACACCAGAGCCACTAACGCCAACCGTCACTACAACTCAGGGCTTTAATTTGTTCGGGTGTGGCAATTATTTATTCGGGTGTTGCAATTATTTTCTTAGAAAGGAAAATATGAAACTCAAATATAATATCAGGTTGTTAGTTCAATATGAAATCGAAGCAAATTCGTTTTTTGAAGCAATGTTGCGTGCTAACAGAAATGTAATGCCAAACAATAATGATGAGGTCAAATTTCATTATGTAGACAAAAATGAAAAAAGATATGTTTTTGATTATAATGACATGTCTTTAACAGAAGTTGAAACTTTTGGTAAGTTTCCTTCTTTGTCTGTTGTTGAACAATCGTCCAGTTGTCTTGCGCCCCCCGCTTCGCGGGGCGCAAGCCAACCTAACCCTAAGGAGGACAAGTAATGCCTAGTGGAAGAAGATGTAATAACTGTAATTACAGATTTGCAACAGAAGAAACTGCCTGCAGCTATGAAGGTGACATTTATTGCGACAGCTGTATGAATGACATCAATAATGAAAACGGCGACGAAGATGACAATGATGAAAATTATCATCGTGGAATAAACAACTACGGATACCACCCATCACCAATTTTTCACTATGGTGATGGAACAAGAAACTCAAGGCACACAAAAACCACAGAAAACCGTTATGAACCAATGATGGGTATCGAGCTAGAAACAGAACAAAACGGCGATGAATACCTTAGCCAAGCAGTTAATTACATTCAAGAAACTGCCGGCGACCTTCTTTATCTAAAAGAAGATTGTTCAATTAGAAATGGTTTCGAGATTGTGTCGCATCCAATGACATTGGACTACATACACAATCACGCAAAATGTTATGAAGATGTTTTAGATTATTTACGCAAAAATAATTATCGTGCTTGGCACGCATCTAATTGTGGATTGCATATTCATATTTCTAAAAAGTCATTCAAAGACGCTAAACACGAAATGAAATTTCTGTTTTTTGTGTACCATAACAAAAAAGCATTAGTTAAATTCGCAGGTCGTGACACACATTATGCCAGATTTGATTTGGACTCTTTTGTTGGTGCTACTGGTTCATCTGTCCATAGCGAAGATGACATAAAACCAACCATTATGGAAGTTGTTAAGGGTGTTCGTAAAAACGGTGGATATGTACCAGGTCAGCACGAACGCAACCTTGCAGTAAATCGTATGAACGAAGATACGCACGAATTGCGTATCTTCAAACCATCATTGCGTTTTACTACTGTGTTGGCTTATGCCGAGTTTGTTCATTCTTTGTTTGCGTACACAGAACAAGTAAGTCTGGAAGATGTATTGAAAAATAAAGGACTAACCACATTCACACCGTTAGTTAATTATGCAAAAACAAATCCAGAATTGTATAAAAACTTTATTATAAAATGCGAGAAGAAAAATGTATTACGATACGAACAGGAAGGTAACTAAATATGTGCATATTAACATTTATGCCAGACGGAATTGATATTGCCTACGATAGAGCAAAAGAATGCGCAAGAGCAAATCCTGACGGATTTGGTTTTGCAATCCATGCGCGTGTGGCAATCATCAAAGACCATGACATGGATTTCGAAAAACTATGGTTGCGTTGGGTAGATATGAGAAAATCGTATCAAGGTCCAGCATTGTTCCATTTCCGTATTGCCACGCACGGCAATACAGACATAAACAACTGTCATCCATTCGATGTAAACGGTAATCCAAACACTGTAGTTGCACACAATGGTATTTTGCCAATGACTATGCCACTAAACGATAGTCGTTCAGATACAAAGTTGTTTGCTGACTTTGTGTTACCGGCAATAGGTGGTGTCGAATCATTAGACATCAAAGAAAATCTGGACAATCTAGAAAATTGGGCTATCGGTAACAAATTAGTTATCTTAACTGTTGAAGAAAAAGCATCGTACGATTGGTACATCATCAATGAACACGCAGGTCATTGGGATGCTGGTATGTGGTGGTCAAACAGTTCTTACAAAAGAACATATCCAATCTCGTATGTCAATTATGGGTACAACACAAACACAACTACCTATAAATCAACATACAAAAACGGCATATATAGCGACCCATTAGGTTGGGATAAATACGAAACAGGATATGACGAAACCACCGACACAAACAAATGGGAACTAGAAGACACAGTAGATTATCTAGAAGACGAACTGTATGCCAGTACAGAAATTATGGATGTAATACAAATCTTTACTGATTATTCTAATCCTGATTACGCAACTGTAACTTGTTACAACTGCGGGCAAATATTTTATGTTGATGCTTTCGAGCCTAGCGCAACACATTGCGGTCATTGTAAAACTTGTTTGGGATGTTCAGGACACAAATGTAATTGTTGGACTGAATACGAATATCCCAAATCATTCATTCAATGGAATCAAAAAGAAGGGACAGTCACATATGAGCCGAATGCTAAATCATAAACGGCGCAAAAAAATGAAAAGAAAAATCAAACGACAAGATGTTGGTTGGGAAATTGTGCTTGCCGAAGTAACTAAATACGAAATCAATCTAGCCAAGAAAGGTACACCAAAATGACTATCAGAATAGTATCTAACGAACAAATACGATTTGATGTTGATATTGAGTCGTACAACCGTATTGTGCGAGACATAACAAGAACAACAACAGACTTGTGTGAACGACAAATAAATGCAGTAATTGCTGGTCAAATTTCCAATGAATTACGAGATGCAGTTGTAGCCAGCATAGACATAGACGCAGTGTGTTATCACGTTAGTAATAATTTAAATTATGCCAGAATAATTGATTTAGCAAAAACACAATTAGTGAGTGCTTTGTTAGATGATGAACGATTCAAAGTACTTGTTAATCGTGGTATCAACAATTCAACAATTGGATTCATCGATGAAACAGTAGAACGAGTAACAGCGCATATGGAACAACAAGCAGGAATGGAAAGTGATGTTTAATGTCAATACAAATTAAAGCGTTTTCAAATTCAAAATATTACCACAAAGAATATATTAACAAATTAAAAATGTTAGAAACAATCAGCCCGCACATGCGGGAGTTGTTTGAGAAAATCTCTGACGCAGAATACGGCTTAACACTCGTCGAGTGTACGCGTTCTGATGACAGAATTAAAATGAATGAAACAAAAATACGATTAGATATGTTGCGTTTAGACGGACATATTTTATTAATTGAAGGTAGATATTACAACAAATCACACATAGAAACGGAAGAAATATAAAATGGACACAGCAATAATGAGACTGACAACAAAAGCAGAAGCAGAAATCAATAAAGTCTTACAAGACTTTATTGACCCTTGGAATTTAGACAAAGCATCTCTTTGGGTAATGAATGCAACTGGTTCAATGATTATGAAACAACAAAACGGAGATGTTTACGATTTGTTGGACAGCAAAGAAACACTAAAAAGCATTAAAAATGCTGACTTTTTTGGCATTTTGACTTGTGGTTGGGCAGCACCAATAAAAAACGACATTACAGATTTAGATGGTGTAGCACCAAGTAAACATCCAATGAAACGACGAGTTCGTTTGGTTGTTGGAGCAGACATAACCGGTGTTGCAAGTGTATTGCGTTTTGCAGATGATGAAGACGAAATTGTAACAGACGATGGTAAAGCACGTGGTTCTTTAGCTGATGCAGTTAATCAATTGGTTATTAAAAAATTAAAATTAGAAGCGAAAGAATCAAAATGACAAAAACATCAAATGATTACATTAATGAATTTTTGGCAGAATTTGCCAAAGCTGGTATTGTATTCACGGAAGAACAAATAAATGTTATGTTTAGATTTCATACTTCAAAACTAAGCAACCTGATTGGAGAACTCGAAGATGAAAAAAGCAACACAGACAGAGTTTGATACGCTCAAAAATAATTACAACGAACTTCGTTCGTTCTGTAGTTCGCTAGAACGAGAGATACGAGAACTAGAAAACGTTGTTCGAGTACTCAGAGATAAAAAAATAAGCAAAGCAAGCAAGGGAGACATACTAGGATTGTCGGACTATGTGGAAGAAACAATTGATTCATACGAATCATCTGGACGACCATATGATGACGATGAACTTCTAGATAATCGCCAGTGGGCACAACGATGTGTTGATTGGCTCAAACAACAAGCAAAAGAGATGTCATGAGCATGAATATTGGAACCAATATTGTGTCAGTTGTCTTTACGGATGTTGATGTAAAAAAAACAATGCCACACTTAAAAGGAATAAGTAATGCTGTTGCATTAGAAAGTATCAGAGAACTATTCGAATCGTATCTCAGAGAAGCCGGTCATGAAATCATGTGGCAACTACTCAACGATAACGGTTGGAATATCGGTGGACAAAACTTTATAGATGACGGGGGTTGGTAATGTTGTTAAATAAATGGGAACTAATAAAAAGAGAAAGAGACCAATACATTGATAAAGAGTTAGAAAAAATTAACAAACATGCTAATTGTATTGGTTCTCCTAGTAGTTGGTTTTTTCCTGATGATACCAAAGGTGGGCAACCCAATATTAAACCTGGTTCAGATACTTACAATGCCTACATGACCTGTAAGGTGTGTGTAGTTAAAGATGAATGTTTAGCGTTTGCTCGAACACATAAATGTGTTGGCATATGGGGTGGCAAAAGATTTAACTATAAAGGTGAAGCAAAAATAAAAATCAAAGGAGAATAACGTGGTAAAACGAATACTAATAATATTTGGTTTTTGGGTGTTGGGTTTGTTTACCGTAATGGCTATCTCAACACCTAACACCAAAACAACAACCATTGTTGAAACAACTCTTGTAAGTAAATTACAGATAGTTAAAGCAACACAACAGATAACACATCGAGACACGGTGTGGCTACCAGCAAATATGATGTGTCCACAATGGGCACAGATGGCTATCGATGTAGGTTGGCTCGAAACAGACCTACCAAAAATAGATGCAGTAATGTATCGTGAGTCACGGTGTTTTAGTGGTTCGCACTATGCAGAAGACCCACACGGTGGGTCTTACGGCTTGATGCAAATCAATGCCTTCTGGTGTAAACCGTCAAGATGGTATCCAAACGGATACCTACAATCATTTGGGGTGTTGTCTAACTGTAAACAGTTATTTCACCCCAGAACAAATCTAATTGCTGCCAGATTAATATGGCAATATTCCCATACACAATATGGAGATGGTTGGCTGCCATGGCAACCGTAGTGTGGGGGATAGGAATCGAACCTAAATGCTTGACAGACCGCACCCAGATGTGCTTTACTATAATCCCCCATCTGGGGGGCAGTGGAGTGATGATAACGGGGGGCAATGAATACAAATCACGCCAACCGAAGGGTCGGCGTGATATAGTGCGTACACAAAAGAAAAGGGGTTCTGATGAGAGTTGAAGAAGAAACGAAACGGGTGTTCGTTAGACAATCCTGGTTAAAGGATATGTTGTTGTGTCCAGAACGCTCACGCTTAAGCGTTGTTCAACCTGAGTTCAAAAGCAATAACGACAGCGCTGTTATCGGTACATCAGTTCATGCCGGTATTCAAGCTGTGTTGGAAAACAAATGCTCATTATCTGAAGTTGGCGAAATATCATTACAGCATTTTAAAACATTAGAAGCAGAAGGAATCAAGTACACCAATGTTGACCCTGACTCCTGGCATACACATGTTGTTAATTTGTCTAACGCTTGGGCTAAAGACATATACCCCCACGTTCCACGCGGGGGTATATCGGAAGCAAAATTTTCTGTACCTACGGGTAGTTATGTAAATGACTACGAACTTTGGTTTGAAGGCACTATGGATTACTTACACAAAGATGGTATTTGGGATTGGAAAACTGCTGCTCGAAAATATTCTTTAAGCGAAAAACAATCTCAAGATGTGCAGTCTTCTATTTATACTTTTGCCGGAACAAAATTGGGTGTTCTGAATGATTGTTCTTTATTTAACTTTGGTGTTATGATTCGGGTGCGGGATGCGTACGGTCAAATCATTACTGTTAATCGTACAAAAGCTCACACAGATTTCGTTATAAAGCAAGCCATGTCAGCAGTTGCTTACGGGTTTGCTATGACTAACGGAACAGGAATACCAACGGATAATCGTTGGCTAATAAACGACCAACACTACTTGTGTTCAGAACGCTGGTGTCCGTGGTGGTCGGTATGTAAAGGTGCTCACATTAGTGGGTCAGACAACAACACAGGAGAATAACATGGATAAGGACAGGGCAATTATCACCCAAGTTGCAGCCAAAATTGCTGCAGACTTGGTTAACAAAGAAGGAGATACCACTGCAAAGATAGGCGAGTTTGCTACTTTGTTTGTGAGTGTAAAAGATATTATTTTTGAAGTTATCGAAGCTTCTCAGCCTCAAGCTGAAATCTATGAAATGACAAAAAAAGCATTCAATGCAACGGAAGTAGAAACAAGTAGCTCCCCTTCTACTACTACTACTGGACCGTTGCAGATTGTTGGTAAACAACACGGCGACATCCCTGACTGGCTCATCAAAGCGTGTAAACGTGATGGTGTAACCAAGGTGTATGACAATCGTGATGGCTTGGCAGTTAATGCCAAGCGTCCTTGGTTCAAGTCTGTTGAAGGCGAAAAAGCCTACTGGGCACCGAAGACACGATAAATGAAACTTACCGCAGAACAAATCTCTGCGGGCTGGGACATGGTGGAGAAGCAGGTTCATCCTGAGTCTCCACCATCTTCTGTTATCCCGCCGTCTGAATACAAAATGTACGAACCGCTTTCAGAAGCGGCACATTCTTTTGTACGGTGGGCACAAAGCCCACAAGAAAGAATTCATTTAGGATTACCACAAATAGATACAGAAATGCGTGGCATTGCCGCAGGTGAGATGTCAATGATGATTGGGTACGCACACGGTGGTAAAACATTACTGTTGTTGCACTCGTTGTTAGAAAATCGTGACAAACACATTGCAATGTTTATCCCGGACGAACCTCGTCAATTAGTCTTAACCAAACTTACCTGTATGTATCACGGCATAGATGCTCGGGAGTTGGAACGTTTAGTTGCGTTAGATGACGGTGACGCCATTGACTTACTCAGGGAAACAGCCGAAGAAAACTTTCCCAACCTTGCTGTGTTCGACCAACCATTAAATGCCCTAGACATGGAACGCGCCTACAACGAAGTGTGCGATGTGTGGGGACAGATACCAGAGTTGGTTGTTGTTGACTACCTTGACCTTGTGGAGGCAGGAGAAACAGTTCCAGATAAAGCAACATTCGTAAAATCTTTCGGACGTCGCCATGACATTCCACTATTGGTGTTGCATCAAACTTCTCGTTCATCTGGCGCCGAAGGCGCCAAGCTAACCATGTCTTCTGGCGCATATGGTGGAGAACAACAAGCCACATCAATAATTGGTGTGCGTCGCAAAAAGTATTCTATCATGGCCGAGATGAACGAAATCAACAATAAGCTTGACAAATCACACTCTGAGCGCTCGTTAGAGCGTCTTGAATCACTACGGTATGATGCTCGCATACACGAATACACCCTTACCATAAGCTTGCTCAAAAACAAACGACCAGCAGGTCAACTCGTAGACGATATTGATTACGAAATAGATTTGGCTACCGGGCGACTATCGCCATTATTCAATGGCGATTTACCAAAACAATATCTCCGAAGTTATCATGAACGACAATTCTGAACTAATCAAAGATTTTGCCCAGCTGTTTACTGGTCGTACTGATGCGTACGGTTCTTGGGAAGGTGGCTGTATAAAAGAAGAAGTCACCATGTCCACATATGTCAAACATTTGTGGGGTCAAGAATATATTGGTATTTATCCAATGCTGGAAAATAGTAAAGTTTGGTGGGGGTGTTCGGATATTGATGTGGACGACATAGACCAAGCACGCAATATTCAAATGGCTTTAAAACTAAAACTAATTGAAAGCTGGATTGAAAGAACAGTTAAGGGCTTCCACATTTGGGTGTTCGCCAATGAACCAGTTTCCGCGAAGGTGATGCGTCGAGCTTTGCTCGCCGCACACTCCGCGGTAAAAGTGCCGGCAAAAGAAATTAATCCAAAACAAGAAGAAACCTCAGGTTATGGTAACTATGTTCGGCTTCCGTATCCGGGTAATCTATTTGAACCAATGGGCACACGATATATTATTGACGACACAAACAAGGAAATACCTTTAAATATTTTTATAAACGAAGCCATACAAAATCGTGTAACCGAAAGCCAATTAATCCCATTGGCAAATATGTATGTGCCAAAACAATCATTAAACTTTAATAGCAACAACACCGCCATGCCTATAGATGTTGCTCGGACTTTGTTGACACCTTATTCTTTAAAGATGTTTACAGATGGTCCACTACCTGACTCTGACCGTTCTGGAACTTTAGTGCGTCTTGCTTACAGACTTAGGTCTGATGGTTTAACAGCCGAAGTTGCTTACGGCATTATTCGTGGTGCCGATATTCGATGGGGTAAATTTTATTTACGAGAAGATGGCGAAATGCACATCTCTAAAATCATTGCTGATGTTTACGGCGAATGATTCATAAACAAATCTTCGCCGTTAAACCCCGTTCAAAACAACGCCCAAGAAGCACTCGCTCAGGCCACACATACACTCCCAAAGAAACCCGAGAATACGAAAAACTTATCTCAAAACTTTATACAGGTGTTGCGTTTATTGAAGGTCCGCTCGAAGTTGAGTTAGTCTTTGACAATGATAAAACAGAAATCCTTATTCGGGAGTTGCGACCCAAATCCAACCCATCAAAACTACGTGGCGACATTGACAACTACGCCAAAGCCATTCTTGACGCGCTCAATGGTGTAGCGTACACAGATGACAAACAAATTGTTAGTCTGAAATTAAGGAAAAAATGAGAGAAATAGATTACAAACGCTTTATGTCAAAAGTAATCAAAACTAACGATTGCTGGTTATGGAATGCTGGCAAAAATTATAAAGATTACGGCAACTTTTCTGTCACCATTAATGGGTGTTCAAAAACCTATCGTGCGCATAGATTTATTTACGAATATTTTAATGGAACAATTCCGGAAGGCATGTTGGTTTGTCATACATGCGACACACCAAGATGTGTCAATCCCAACCATCTTTGGTTAGGAACTGTGTCAGATAATACGGTAGATTCTGTGAATAAAAAACGTCACGGTATGACAAAAAAAACTCATTGCCCCAGGGGACATGAGTACACACTAGACAATACTTATACTCGCGCAAACCGTGCTAGCCATGCAAGAGAATGCCGTAAATGTAGAAAAATTAAAAGTCAAAAATATGAAGAAAAAAGAAAACGATATGTCTGAAAAAGAATCTAGATGGGATATCCCTAAACCAAGCTTTAAGAAAGACTTAGAGTTTGGCAAACAAGGAGAAAACCTTGTTGCAAACTTTCTTCAAGGAATCATAAATGGTTCATTTGAAGTCAAGTCAGACCGGTATCGCAATGGCAAAATGGTTGTAGAGATTGCCCAGAATCCACGCCAACACGGCTGGAAAGCCTCTGGGCTGATGATAACCGAAGCAGAGTGGTGGGTCTATGTGTATACTATGAACGAGGCAATGATTGTTATATCCACCGAAAGATTGAAACGCTATATCGAAACTTTATCTAAATCACGAATAAGATTGTTTGCGGAGGGCAGCAATAACCCAGCGAAAGGTTATTTGTTGCTACCTGAAGAAGTGATGCCACTTCTTTATGATTCCGCACACGATGGCAATGTCCAAGAATGACATTCCGCAAGACAACAATGTCTTCATCACTTCCTATTTAAATAAACAAAGGCCGAATACGGCGATGGAAGCATTGATGCTATCTATCTCTGATGTGATAGAAGAATCGGCAGAAGAACTACAGCCGTTGCGTGAAGCAGTTGCAATATGTATTGAGCAGCTTAACGAACAAGACCAGTTTATAATCAACTCAGTCAACAGCGAGTTTGTGTCTTATGACGAGCTTGGTAAACGCCTTGGCGTTTCCAAGCCACATGCCTGGCGACTCAAAAACAATGCTTATGCTAGACTACAACAACTACTAATAATGCACCCCCTAATAAGAAAGAAGGTCAGGGTGGTTAACACATGGGAACAATCCGCAAGTCAATGGGTTATGCACATCGCATCATTTGCAGCGGAATCAAAAAAGGCAGACACAAACAAACTACAACGATTGGTTACATCAGGGCGAATATGTTTATTCGAACAAGACGAGTTGCCGGTGTCGCTTTTGTGGACAGAGATTGCTATTCAGGCAGTACAGGATTTACGTCTTAGTAATGATTGGGACTCTGGAGAAATGGCTACATTGCTCGCTTCAAAACAACACGACTATGGACATGGCAACATAACGGCATTTGGAATGAAGGGTGTTCTGGTTCGGCTATCAGACAAAGTTGAAAGACTAATTAATCTCGAATCCAAAAAAGCACAAAACGAATCAAAAACAGACACGCTACGAGACATAGTGGGCTACTGTGTGATAGCCCTAATGCTTAACGACGACACATTTAATTTGAATTTAGGAGATAACTATGAGAACGAGTCAGTTAGTGATTGGATTTGAGATGCCTGTTAGCCCGGAAGAAGTTGCCAAAATATTAGAAAAACATTACGGACCAATCGATGTTGGTCTTGGTGTTTTTGAAAATGGTTTACAAACAAACTATTTATACGTTCACAATAAGGGCAAAAAACATGTCAAGCCATGAACCCGACGGTTGGATATACGACATTATCCCAGCCAAACAAGTTGAAGAAATTGAAAACAAAGCTATGTACTTACAACACAACTTAGACAATGGAATCAATGTTGTCTTGAGTGCATCTAATGACAGCGCAATAAAATTATGCCAGGCTTACGACGCTGGTCATAATGGGGACATCGGAGCATGGGTTCATGTCATGGGCTTCTTGGCTTCACTAATTGAAACCATAGAAGTGCACTTGGAAGACGAAGGGATAGACCCATATGAGCGATAAAGAATCGGAAACAGAACGGTATCTTCGAGAAAGAGTAGAAGAATTAGAATTAACATTAGAAGCCATGCGAGCAGAGCTACGCGTGGCACAACAAGAACTGTGGAAGCAGGAAAAATGAGTAAAATTTTAATTGCTTGCGAAGAATCTCAAACCGTAACAAAAGAAATGCGAACATTAGGTATTGAAGCTTATTCTTGTGATATAGAACCTTGTTCAGGAGGACATCCTGAATGGCATATTCAGGATGACGTAACTTTATTGTTAAAAGAAAAATGGGAAATGATTATTGCATTTCCGCCTTGCACAAATCTTGCGGTTAGTGGTGCTCAATGGTTTGAAAAAAAAAGAAAAAATGGGACACAACAAAAAAGTATAGATTTTTTTATGTTATTTGCTAATGCTGAATGCAATTATATTGCTATTGAAAACCCAGTTGGAATAATGTCTTCAGTTTGGAAAAAACCCAATCAAATAATTCAACCATTTGAGTACGGGGAAGAATACAGAAAAAAAACTTGTTTGTGGCTTAAAAATCTTCCATTGCTTATTCCAACAAATATTGTTTTTGCAGGAGAACAAAAAATATTTGCAAGTGGAAAATCTATGCCAAAATGGTATGCGGACGCATGGGGTATGCCACCTAAAGAACGCGCAAAAATGCGGTCAAAAACTTTTACTGGTATAGCAAAAGCAATGGCTTCGCAATGGGGAATTTTAATTAAAAAGGAGCAAGTATGAGACCAGTAATTATTTTGTGGGATGATGCCTATTCAGAAGATGAATGGATGAACCTAGACAACTACAGCCCTAAGCCGGAAACCCCCAACATCTCAATTGGTTACATCGTGCACTATCACAACGACTACGTGCATCTAGCGTCCACAATTGACCAAGATGGCAACAACTTCTGTGGCATTATGGCAATCCCATACGACATGATTGTGTACGTAGCACCATTACAAATTTTAAGTGAAGCAAAAATGTATGGCAACAAAGAAGAAATTGAGCGATACTTACAAGGCAAGTTCGCTCAACGTCCTGAAGTTTATGATTTTACGGAACCTGTGGAAACAGTTTCAGAAACGACTCCCGAACCTTCTGCTTCGAATCCGCCCACGCTGGGCTGAGTTCAACGTGAAGCCAGTCCCCACCAGGTGCTTCGTGAATAGTTAGCTTGGTATAATTCTCCCAAGTACCCCTAGTCCACTTGTAACCACGACCCCACGGCTTAGGAAAATAATCCAACACCATCTCGATGCCGAGTTCGTCCGAGTGTCGCACCATAAAGTCCGCCATGTGTTCGGCCATCTGTCTTCCGTTACGCCTACCCTTTGTTGGGGTCTTGCGATAACTAAGGTCCACAGCACGCCCCGTAGCGTGCACAGACAGCGTTGTCTTGGAACCCCTCATTGGCCTATTGACGAAGGTGCCGTTGTTCCACAACGCACCTTCGCTGAAGTAAACAAGATGTTTTACTAATTCAGTCAACCCTGGTTTTTCACCAGCTGCCAACCCATCGGTGTTACCCGTGTATGTGTGTTTTGTTCTCATGTTACTCCTTTTTAATTTTCTTAATTGGTGAACCAAAAAATCCTAACCACGCATTAATTTTAGCATCGCCGTACGAGTTAAGTAAACGGTCAGCTTGCGAAATTGGCACAAAACTTCCTTGCACAATATTTATTATTCTGTCGCTTGGTGTTTCCAATTTTTCGTCATTAAATAAATTTTGACTTAACGCCTGTTCAAGAGGTACCCTCAACAAAGGATTAAGATTTGAAGCAAACTTTTTGGGCATAGCTAATTGTTCAAGTTGTTGTTGAACTCTTGTAAAACCAAGGTCGGGTGCCGCATAAAGTGGCAAACCGGGAAGTCTAAACGCATTAATCTGTTGCAACCAAGGAGGCAATGGTTGTTCCTGTTCGGTTTCTTTATCTCGCAAGTTACGCACTAAAGAATTATAAATTTGGTATGGTTTTGGATTAAGCCACATGTTTTGTAGTTGTAGTGGAAGGTTTCGTGAAGTCCAAATCCAAAACGGTACAAATTGTCTTGCGGCTCTATCAAGTTTAGACAGGTCTTCGTAATCAAAATAGAATCTTTTAGTTCTTGCTATTGCCATATCAACACTCATGCCTTGAACGGCAGAGTCATATCCGAGAACAAAACGTGACATGTTATCAGACTTTTGACCAAGACTACGCAAAGCACGAGTTGGTGGATTGTCGTATATTACATTGCCGGGAACAAGACCTTGAAACAAATCACTATAAATACCACCACCAGAACCCAATGCTGAGGTTCTAGCTTTAGTAGCAAGTATTTGTTCTTCTGGTGACAAAGTTTTTACAAACTTTTTCCAAGAAACACCCTTTTTGTATGCCGAGTTCCATTCGAAATATATTTCTGTAGCGCGACGATAGTGGGCTATCTGTCCACCAGCTAATACATATTGGAATACGTTACCTACAAGGTTTCTAACATGAAAACCCGGCGTAAAGGTTGCGTATGTTTTATGGAACTTTGTATATCCACCAACAAGTTTTACCATTTGACGCACGAATGCTGGGTCTTCAAAGTAAGAAGCATTTTTCCAAAGTTCGTAAAACTCTGGACTTACTTCAATCATGTCAAACTTGCCACCAAGACGTTTCCATCCATCAGTAACCATTGCCAACACACCCGTTTCATCTGCTGTGAACGCAGAAGTTCTGGTTGTTGGTTTTGCCATTGATGCCAAACCATCCAAAAGCCTTGCTTCGCCTTCCACTTGAGGAAGTCGAGAAGCAACAAGCATTGCTTCAGCTTCTTTTGTTCCTGTGTCTAAAAGAACTTCTTCTATGGGTGTCGCCGTTCCTCGTTTTCGTACATTTACCAAAACAGTTTCTGTATTTTTTACCCTAGCCATGGCATCAAAATCAACAACTGTTGAATCAGAAGCTATTACACCTTTTGTTTGCTTAGCTTGTTTAAGGGCTTCTGCTTGTGCAGCCTTATCAAATTCATCGTATTGAGAATCAAACTGTTGAACAAGGCGATTAATTGTTTCTGTTTTTTCAGGCGGCAAAGATGCAACGGACTCCAATGTCCGTTGCTCTACATTTACCATTTGTTGATGATATGGAATATTAGGATTATAATCAGGTGCAACAGTTGTTGGTTGTGGTGTTCTGGTTGATTCATTAAGAACCTTTACCGCAGCTTGTTTCTTTTTAATTTCTTCTATTTTGGCTCGTTGTTTTTGTTGTTGCGCAACATGCTTAACAAGAAGTTCATCTTCCCCTGGAGTTGTAAATAGTTTTTGTTTATCCCTAATAATCTTACTAATGCTTTTACCTTTTGTTCCCTTAGTTTCTAAACCATTATTTTTTATTGTTTGTAAAACCTCTACTTGTTTATCACGCATTGCGCGTGTTGTTGGAATCATTAAAATAAACTCATCTAAATCGTCAATTTTAATATCGTTAAAATTGGCTAAAATAGAATTAAGAATTTCTGGATGCGCCGTTATCCAATCGTTTAAAACTTTAACATTTGGCGAATTTAAAACATTTTTAGGAACTCCCAATATAGCCAAACTGGTGTAATCTGGACTACCGGCTACTGGTCTTGCTTTCATACCTTGAGGCACAGCTTTTAAGGAACCTTGATAAACATCGCTATATTCTAAATTTGTCAATCTGCTCAACTTATTTGTTCGTTGTTGCAAAAGGTTAACTGCTTCTAATGCTCTTTCGTTTGACCCGTAGGTTTCCCACCATTCTTGAGTCCTAACTCTTTCGGTTGTTAAATAATCAATTTGATTGTCTAACCCTTTTATTTCTCTATCTAATTCAGAAACAACATTCTTTGGCTGTCTTTTTGCAGCTTCTTCAATAGCCATATTTTTTACTCTAGTGTGTTCAAACAAAAATTTATTAGCATCAGATTTATTCCACGCTTTTCCAATGTTTTCTTGTCGAACAAGAAAAGTTGCTTCACTTGCAAAAGCATTACTTTGTTCTTTGCTAATATATGAAACAAATTTTTGCAACATTTCATCATCCGGTATTAATGCGTCGGTATAGTTGTCGCCTAAAACAATACGACGCAAATCCTCATCCTTCAAACGAGACACAATATATTGTATTTTATCATTTGGAACATAAGTAGTATTCTTTGGATTAACAAAAGCATCCCATTCTTGAGGCGTAAAAGACATTGGTTTGTTGTTGTATAAAAATTCAATTCTTCCCTTAAATGTCCAATCAACAAAATCTCCATCAATTGTGGCAAGTTGTTGCAAATTTTGCACACGATTTAAAATAGCTTTAGCTTGTGGATAAAAATCGCTTTCTTCTAATAACATTTGTTTATTAGCAGCCAAGTTTTGAGTTCCAGTAATTTCACCTGTTTCGGGATTGATGCGGTTTCTTAATGGAACTTCAGTTGGTTCATCTAAAGCTAACTTGGCTTGTTGTGGCAATGTACTGTTCTGAAATTTTTTAAAATACTCATCTGGCAACAACTTATCCGATTGATTTTTTAGTTGTTCTATTTCTTGTTCCGCCAAAAGCATTGCCCTATTAGCAATCAACACATCTCTACGTAATTCATCAACAGTAGATTTTGAAATCTGCGCTGCATCATTGGTAAAGTCGTTCATCAAAGACGCAAACAAACCATCTGCAACTTGTTTGTTTGTTCTTTGCGATGCCCCGGCTTCTTGAAAAAGAAAATTCTTTAAATCATCATAATTTGCTATGTCTGTACGTTCACTAATCTTTTGGGCTTGAGCTATAAATTTTCGAGCTCTTGCCGAATTAGAAAACGCAATATCCAAAACTATTTCAAAATCAGCAGTATCAATTATTGCATTTGGATTTTTTGTTAAAAGTATGTCTAACAAATCAAAAGCAGAATTATTTTCATTAACAAATTTTTCTGTTATATTATCAAGATTTGAATAACTTTTATTTTTACCTAAAACTTTAGGCATTGATTCAAGAAAGAAATCTCTAAACCTAGTTGACAATGTTGCATCTGTTGCAGTAATTGGTTGTGGACGAAACAATTGTGCCAAATCGGCTTTATTAATGTATTCTTGAATTTTTACAAAAACAGATGTTCGAACATTTTCTTCAGTTGTTTGAATTTTCTTAACTTGAGTTTGTCTTAAAAGAATTTTCTGAAGACGTTTCTCAATATCTTTTCTTTTGGTTTCTAACCGCTTCAAATGTTCATTAAACAATTTTTGTTCGTTCTGTGGATATTTTTTTAATTGAACAGCACGTTGACTTTCTGTTGTTACTTTTGTTGCTTTAACATTTACGGTTTTTTTAATTTTTATTATTTCATTACTAATCTCTAAAGCCGTCTTGGGTTCTCGACCCAAGACGGTCTGAATAACAGAATCCGAAAAAGGATTACTTTCTAAGTCCAAAACTCTTTGTCTTAACAATTTACGTTGAGCTTCCAACAAACCATCGTTCACAGCATCACCATGATAGACCTGCACAAATTGCGCAATATCTTCTTCTGTGTTTAAAGGCAAATCCAAATCCGGAATCAGTCCCTTAATAGCAGCAATTCCATCTTTTAATTCGCCTTGGTTAGTTACCGCTCTTTGAATCGAATTTTGTATTCTTACAACACGTTCCAATTCTCTTTGTGTTTGAGATACGTACAAAAGAGTTACTTCTGAGGTAATATCTTCTATTTCTTTTTGACCTAATAAAGACGGCCCAAACTTAAATTGAACATATTGTTTTACACGTTCATCAATTCCCCTAATTATATTGCCATAAATTTGCATATCCTGCAACGCAAATCCATAACGCAAATTATTGCTAGCAACATCCGCTTTAGACAAATTTGCTTTTTTAAGATTTACTCGTCTTATGTTTTTTAATCTTTTAGTTTTTTCGTACAAACTTTTTATTATGTTAAATTTTGTTTCATCGGACGCAAACAATTGTTTGTCAACACCATTAAAAACATCCTTAAGCGCAATTGCTATTGTTTTATCAATTGTGTCCGCATCGCCTATTGTTAAATTTTTTATTAAAGCCTGTATTGAATTAACCATCTTTTTGTCTACTACATTGTCAAACCCCAAACGAGTACCAGCTTCAGCACTATTTACAACAGTTGCACGCTTGGGAACATAATTTCCCATCTCGACCATTCTTTGCAAATCGCGGGCCAATGCCCGCGTTTGCGAAACTGTTTCACCAACAATTCCTTCGCTGCCAATATTATTGATAAGTCTGTCTCTAAGTTTTTCGTATCTGTCCAAAATGTCTGACAACATTTTAGGCGGATTTTCAAATACATTTTTTAATTCATTAAGAGTAGAACCAAAGTTGTTTAGTGCTTCTACAACATTTTGGTTAACCGGCAATGCTTTTACTGGTTGAGATACAACATCGGACACAACAGGTGTTGGTGTTGGATTTGTTTCGGGAAAATATATTCCTAAATTTTTTCCCTTTTCATTTTTGTCATATGCAGTTTTTTGTCGAGCGTTTCGCTGCATAGTTCCTATTGGGTCAATTGCCAATGGGTCAATTGACTCATCAATTATGGACGCAGGTACAACAGATGCAGCCGTAGGTACAGGCACAGCACTTAAGGGTGTTGGTACAACAGATATAGACGTGGGTGTCGCATCAAGAACAGCCGCACCACCAACCCTGCCAGCGGCAACCATAGAGCGAGAAGTAAGTTCACCAACAGCGTCGCTACTATCCATTGCTAACAATGGGTCAGATGCTGCATCCTCTTTAATAACTCTAAGAAAATCTCCGCCTTCTCGCACGCCTGTTAACACATACGCATTGTGTCCCTGTTGTTGTGCAAAATGTTCAGAATACTTTTGCAAAATCTTAACCATATCATTTTCGTAAAAATTGTAAGTTAATGCTTCAAATGGTTTTTCGGTTTTAGGGTTTAAAAGAAGTCCAGGTGTCTTAGCCATGTCATTCAACTCATCAAGTGTGTAAGCCCTCTGTTCTATACTGTGTCCAAAAAAATTGTCGCCAGGCTGCAGACTTCTTCTTCGATACGAAGAAGCAAACCTGTGGCTATCATCAATAGCCGCCCCACCAGTTCTTGCATCCCACGCTTCTTCGCCAATTTTTAATCTTTCCACAAGTGCGTCATCTGACTCCATGTGTGGAATATAATTTTTTCTTCTTACAAACTTTTCTCCATATTTTGGAGAAATTTCATTTGCACTTTTTTGAATATCATCAAATCTTCCGTTAAAAAAATTTCGAATTTTTTCACCAAGGGGACGAATAACATCGTCGGCGCTTTCTAAAGCGCCTTCACGTTCTAACAAAGAAGCAATAGAAAGTTTATTTGCTTCCATATCAGGGTCAGCAACAACTCTTAAAACCTGTTGTGTTACGTATTCTCTATTTTTTGCGGTTATTGTTCGTTGTTGTTGAGCCTGTTCCAAACGCACACCAGCGTCCAACGCTTGTTGCGGTGTCATCGAATCACCGTTTTCTAAAACACCTGAAGCCAAACTTACCCTGTCTCTCAAGACCGATTGGTTATCAATGTAGGAAGCTTGAAACGTGCCATCAGGTGTTGCATATTTCATTACGTTTCTACCAGCAGGATTTCTAACTAATCCCAAACGTGCTCCCGTAATAGCATTTTCAAGCAAAGCTCCAACCGGACCGGAACCAGGAAGTTTTACTCTTGAACCAAAATAATAAATACCTGGACCACGAATACCTAAATCATCACGCAAATAACCAGGAAGCGCTTTTTTGCCCTGCGCAGAAACGTCTCTAAAAACTTTGCCAATATCGTCTTTACCAAATGTTCTAATTCCTGCTTTGCTCATTGCTTGCATGCGTGTTTTAGCAAGGTTTGCAAGGGCGTTTCGCCCTTCTCGACCATGCACATATTTAATACCACCCAAGATTTCTCTTGTTTTACCGCCCTTAGAAATAACTTTGCCACCCGACATTATTGTTTTCATTGTGGCCTTGGCAGGCACAGCACCACCAAGAGTTGCATAGGTCCAAGGGTCGAGTGCAACATCACCAATAAACCCAAGAATTCTTCCACCCCACTTATTTTTTACTGGAAACGCAGTACCAAAACCATAAGTCAAATCTTTTGATTGATTAACAAAATCAGACAAATTTGCATTTGTGTTTGGGTCGCTATCTAAAACATCAACAATTTCTCTAGCTCCAGAAATTACAATTCGTCTTGGTGCGTCAATCAAGCCAATTGTATTAAAAACTGGTTTAAGAATTTTTTGAGCAATAGTGGGTTGAGGCTGTATATTAGATTTAACAGTAGAAGCAGCCAACGCTGCTAAGCCGCTAGTTTTTGGTGGACTGGAATTATTTGTAGATGTTTTATTAGCTACAGTTGTTGCGGTTTTAGTAGTAGCAATTTTGCCCAAACGTTTTAGAAACTCTTGTTCATTAATTGGCGGAATAGCCATAACTAACCTTTAAGTTTATTTAATAAGCCTGGATTTTCCATTATCTTTGTCAATAACATTCTTTGTTTCAAAGCATCAATCAAAGGAGAACCACCACCCTGACGTGCCATTTGAGATGCAGCCATTCCCTTAATAGCCTCAGCGTCACCAAGAGCTTGTTCTCGTCTTTGTTGTTTAACCAATTCGGTACGAATTGGTACATAATTTTTACTAGTTTGCGCACGCACAGCTGGGTTGGCGTTCCTGGTATTAATTATTTTTTGTTGTTCAGGTGTTGGGTCGAGTCCTTCTACACGCTTAGCAAGTTGTGCATAAACACCACCCATCAAAGGTTCAGGGTCATACGGAGCATCAGGTTCGGGTAAGCCAGCTTTAGAAAACTGAGTTTCTTTAGGTGCCTTATTTTTTATTTTAGTAACTTCAGTTGTGTACGTATTTTGTTCTTTGCTTAAAGTGTCAAGCAAATCCATGTAGTCAGCCATCATGTCTTTTTGTTCGTCTGTTTGTTTTTTCTTATTTGGGGAAATATTTTGAGCAAGAAAATATGCTCGTAAATTTTTCTTCATTTGAATAAGGGGAAGACCCTTTTGAATATCGGAAGCAATAGTTGTGGCAACAGTATCGGCTTCTGGGTTATTTAAAATCTGGTTATAGTACGGCGATGTTCGTGCTCGAACATCTTCATCACTTTCATCAATGTCTGGCCTACTCGTATATGTGCCCGTCAAAACCCCAAGGTCGGGTGAGAAGAATCTACTAACATCAGCACTAGCTAATTGGGCACCTGGTTTACCGGCTATACCTTGTGCCTGATTAATTAATGCGAGTATTCGCGGGTCAATGCTCACGTCTTATAGTCCCTTCGTTACCTTAGTAACCACGACGTGCTTGAAGCGCTTGAAACAATTCGTTTGGGTCTTGACCAGGCACGTTTCGAAGAAGGTTTGCTAGTTGAATTTGTTGGTTTGTTGGATTACCGTTGTCAGTGTCACCTGGCTTTTTGTAATTTTTATCAGGGTCCGGCTCACGAGTTTCTTTTCCACTAGTCCATTTTGTTATACGAATACGGTCTGGACCTATGCCCTCATATGTTCGACTTACTTCCGAATCGTCTTGGTTATCTGTTTTGTCTGTTGTTGCCCCATCCACATTGCCACCAGCTTGAATAACAGCTTGAGCCAATTGATTAGACAAATTATTGCGGTCCCCTTCAACGCCAAACCTTGACTGGAACATTTGTTGCTGCAACTGCGCAAGCGCTGCGGCTTGCGCATTCTCTGCTTGACCTCGATAACCAGCTCGTTCTTGACCCAAACCAGTATTAAACAAGTTTTGTCCCATGGCGCTTTCGGCGCCACGCGACGAAGCGCCACTCTGGGCAACACCGCTAAGAACATCAATAAGGTTTTGATAGTTGCCAGCGCCCTGCTGAGCCTGTAATTGGTCAGCCTGTATCTGACCCTGCACAGGCTGGTCTGACACGCCATAAGCGTTTAGGTACTGTGTGAGAGCATCTGGAGCGCTACCTACACCTGCCTGCATTCCTGCGTATGGATTATTTGGGTTTGCCTGAAGATAGGTATTTAGAGCGTTGTAACCAGAATCACCCAACCCTCTAGCAGCATCATAGCCTTCGTTAATACCAGTCATTGCACGCCCATAAACACCGCTAACAGCGTCACCAGAAACTTTACCCTGGTCCGTTATCATGCCTAACAACTTGTCAAAACCAGTATTAAATTGACCCTTACCACCATCGTAATAATTGGTGTATCCCGACGCTATACCGGCATCTCTATTTCGACCAAACTGCAACGCTTCTAACGCAGCTGCTTGCGATGCGGCATCTTGTGATTTACCATAATTAAATACTTGGTTTTGATAATCTTGGGCAGCAGCATCCTGTGTTTTGCTATAATTAAATTTGTCTTTATCAAGATTAAGCTGAGCAAGTTGTGCGGCCGTCATTGACCCACTACCACCAGAATTAGGTTGATAATTACCAACCAACTCCTCTAATTGTTGTTGAAAAGTTTTGGTTTTAGTACCAACATCAGAATTATTAAGAGCACCAGAATTGTAACCTAATTGAAATCGTCGACTTGTATCGCCAACAGTTGGGCCATATATGTTTCCACTAGCTGCACCACCGTCCCAACGAGTAACACCAGATTGACTAACTGTATTTGCCATTAAACTGCTCCCATTCTGTTTGCATAAAGCTGACGAGCAGCGTCAGCAATAGTTTGTGCCTTCTCTGATTCCATGTCGGCTAATTGATTCTTAAATCCTTCAAGACGTTGTGCTTCACCCAAGTCGTAACCACGTTGACTCTCTAGTTGCCCCTGGTCAAACTGTTGTAAACCTTGAGCTCGTTGCTTTGCAAAGTCTTGCAAACCACGAGCAAATATTCCTGATTGCACATTGGGACCCTGCAAACCACGTCGAGCATAACCAGCTGCAATTTGTGGTTGCGCCTTGTTGTATTGGTCCATCATGTTTGTTCTGTCGCGTGTACCACGTTGCTGAGACAGGAAGTTGGCGTACGCATTCATTGCACCAGTAGCTGCGTACTGTTGCGTGTACCCGCGCCTGCGAGCTTCGTAGTCAGCCGGGTTAAATGCCATTACTTAATCCTCTGATAATCTTTGCCACTTGACTTAGATATGTCAATTTGCATCTGTTCAATCTTGTCATGGATTCGACCAATCTCTTGCGACAACGATGCAAAGATTTGTTGTAACGCAATAGCGTCGCTTGTCTTTAGTGCGTTTACAATAGGACTGTTCCATGTTTTCATTATCCAAACACCTGCGAACTCAATACGATTTGGTCGCTATCTGGAGAAGTTGCTGCCGTACCAGAACTAGCCGCAGTAAGACGTCCCTTTGCGTCCACGGTAATACTTGCATCTGTGTACGAACCAGCAGTTACGGCTGTGTTTGCCAACGATGCTGAAGTTATAGCACCAGCAGTAATGTTGGTGCCTGCTTGTAGTGCGTCAACAAAAGTTTTAATAGCGGTGTTGTTACTATTGACTTCACCAGCTTCAGCAATAGTTGCGTTAGTAAATGAGTAAGGTACTGTAAGTGGCATTATCCCGTCATCTTTCGGTTGTTGTATTTAATAGCAATAGAGTCAAAGCCCCAGTCGGAAGCAACAGGGCCAGTAAACAAAAGACAGATAGAACGACAGAAACCAAGGTTTGACCCGTTAATAATTTCAACACCCTCTGGTGGCAAACCCCATTTACCTGTACCCCACACACCCGTGCCCCAACGCATTCCGTCTCCACCAGCACCAAGTGCTACATTGAAAGTTTTACGTTCCGAATTAGGTGTTTCTTCGTAATTGTGAAATACTTTTACGTTTACGGTGCCAGCAGTTTTTACTTGCTTAAACGCAATGTCTGGTCTGCGAAACATTTTTTTCTGTGCATAGGTACGACCATCAATCCAACCAGTTCTATAATACGATTCAAAACCAGTTAACGTACCAGTAATGTTGTCTTTGATTTCACGGTACAAATCAACCTTGATAATGTACGCTTCTGTTGGATGAATAAACAAGCGATAGTTGTCGTTGTTTGAATCAGACCAATTAATGCCACCAATTAAACCTTTGTCATCATAAGTAGCAAACTGCATGTAAGCACCTTTGCTACCAATGGTTGGGTCAAAGACATAGTTATATGTTGGTGCCGTAGCAGCAGCGTCGGGGTCTGTTGGTAAAGCAAGCCAGATTCGACGCCCTACATACGAAACGCTGTAAGGCTCTAAACTTGCGGCACTTAGTTTTCTATCATCCACCAAGGGACGTATAGGGTCAAAAATGTCTTGGACAACAGAACCGTTATAATAGAAAAGACCTTTTGGTGTTGAGTAAAAAAATACACCTTGTTCCGCAACAGCAAGACTGTTACGGCTAGAACAACCAAGAATTGCCGACAACTGAACAACATTAAAGTTTGCAGTTTCTGTACCAACAAGTAAATAGATTGCGTTAGTTTTAAAAATAACCAACTGTCCCTGTACGACAGCTAAACCATTAACACCACTACCGCCACCTTTGACATCAATGTAGTCATCTTCCATCCAGTCTTCAGGTAGACCTTCGTGCGACCATCGCACTCGGTCAGGATAGGCAATGCTATCCTCTGTTGTGTTTGCTACAAACATTTTGTTGGCGTGCACAATGTTGTGCTCTGCTTTTGGCATATAACCAGCAACCGGACTTACTAACGCTTGCCATGTAGGTCCAGATGCTGTTAATGCGGTTGCGTATGTAGAAGTTGTATCCCATTTGTATCCTGCCGTTCCTGTTGCACCTGTGCTGATATATAAAGTACTTCCCCAGTTTGCAAACGACGCGCCATCGGCGTTAGCCGTGGCGATGTCGTTGCTCAACGAATAAGCAAGAGTAGAGAAGTCACCACCTGTAGAACGATAAACCTTCGTGCTATTAGCCAACATAATTGTAGATGTAGCACCAGAGAACGCATGAAGTTTGTTTGGTGCCCAAGTACCAGCAACAGCAGTTGTGTGTAAACGTTGCATAGCCCCACGGCTGAACACGCCCCCGCGCGGGTCAATCTCAACATTCAACATTTCTGGTGATTCATTACGAGCAAGTAAGAACTGGTCGGCTCGAAGATTCAAGCCACCAGTAAAATCGTCATAACGCTCAAGAAGAATTTGGCTCATGGTTATATATTTCTTATCTGTCGGCCAAGTGTCTGCAACCATCGTCGTGTAGTTGGGTAAATATGCCCACCAGAAAGAAGTATTGGTCGTGCGCTCGGTGACTTCATTAAGTCACGACGCGCCATAGCTACACCTTCTTCAAATGATTTTAGATACATTTGTGAAAGTTCTGGGTCTTCTTGTCGCTGGTACACACGGGACAATACAAAATAGACAAGCAGAATATGAAACCATTCATCGCAATCAATTGGGTCGGTAATAGTTGTCAACCATGTATAAACAGGGTTGCGATACGCACGAACAGTAATTGGATATACAAGGTCAGGCTTGGCATACAGATGTAACTGACCATCCCACAAAGCATAAAAAAATGGACGACTAGCAACATCGGTGGCCCCTAACCAAATTTGTTCCGCATCGTCATAGGCAATCATTGTTAAACGATTGCCAGCAGTAGAAGTATCTACAAGCGAGATAACTTCACGGATGTCACCAATCGTGGATATTGTGTACGCACGTTGATTTGCTACCGTGTTGAATGTATATGATTGTTGGTACGTCGGCCAACGACGTTCCAACACAATAATGCGTTGAAAGGCTTCCTTGACAAAATCGTCAAGTACCGAGTTAGGTAGGTCAGTTGTGTCTAGGTCCGAAATGTTTCGGACCATAAGCCGGACAGCCGTCAGGCTCATTGCCATTAGGCTTCTCCCCTACTACGGAGATGACCCATGCAGAAATCTGTGCCCTTTGCCTTTCGACCTTCACAAGTATCATCATTAGCCGAACAAAAGTTACCTCGCCCTAAATAGGGAGCGCTTGCTGACGCTAGTTTGGAACCTGGCACGTTTGCTGAAGGTCGAATACCTTGGATTGGAGTTCCATAGTATTCATGGGACAATTGTGCGTTCTTCATCACTACCTGTCCTTTTCGTTACTTGGGATGCACCCTAGAGGGGGCGGGTACACCCCAAATTACGAATTATTTTTTCTTTTTTACTTTTACCCCATTAACATAACGGGTTCCAGAATCGTTTTGAATGCCTTTCAAGAATCCACCAATTTTTTGCAAACCACTTGGAGAATTATCATATTTTGATTTAAAACGTGTTTTTCGTGGTGCTGATTTTACAGGTCCCTTAGAACTACCATAAGCATCAGCACTACGCATTGCGGTGCCTTTTGATGCTGTTGATGCTGGCATTTTCTTAGCAACAGAAGCTACGCCTTTGCGACCCGCCGCATCTCCACGGTCAGTTGCTTGATACTGATACCTACTACCTGTTTTTGTTGCTGGAGCCGATGGCTTCAAATATGGTGCAGGTGTGGTGCTTCCAGTAGATTTCTTTTTTGGTGCACCAAAACCCTTACGAGCTACATCACCTGACTGAAACTTCTGACGCAAAGCAGCACGGTCAAGAGTTTTGCCACTCTTGGCAGCTTCTGCCATACGAGTCTTAACGTAAAACTTTTGTGCCGACACACCAGACTCTTTACGAGCAAGCTTACGGGTTGAAATTTTCTCTTTACTGTTTGGCTTGTTTTTTGGTTTTGAGTAACCAGACATTCCGCCCTTGTCATCCATTGGCATTCAAGTCTCCTAGTCATGACTAGGTGGGGGGCTTTTATCCCCCCACCCAATAATTGAATTACTTTACTACGCCACCTGAGTTCAAGCGGTAAAGCTGACATGTTGTGGTTGATGTTACAACAGCAAGGAATGATGCTGAACAAGCATCAAACACTGTCATATATCCGCCACCTGTAATTGTCCAACCAGTGTTGGTTGTTACAACAATTTCAAAAGCAGACGCAAGGTTCACAATTGTAAACTCAAACGAAGTTCCTACTGCTTCATCCGTCAAAGCAGCAATTACAAGTGCTGCTGTTGGAAGGGTGAATGTTCGGTCTGCTGTTGGTGTTTGCACAAACAATTTGCTATCAATTAGTTGTGCTGCTGTTGGTGTTGCTGCAGCATCGGACAAAGCAACCGCAGTTACTTTTTCTCGTTGTGCAATGTATGTCTCCAAACGCTTGCGTGTTACCGCTCCGTCTGTATCGTTTCCTAATAGTGGCATTGTTGTTTCTCCTTGTTAGTTAGATTGATTAGGCGGTCTTAGCTGTCAATTTGCCTTGCTTAAAACGGTTACGGACAGTTAAGTTTCCGTAGCACATGATAAGCGCATATCGAGCATCCAAGTCCTCTGGACGAATGAAATCTGTCTGTTGGAACCATTTAGCTGAGTGACCACACAATGTGAGGTACTTGCTATTTAGGAAGAAGAACACACCTGCTGTGCAACCAGTGTCGTACATTACAGGAGCAGCCTTAAACAAAAGGTTCTGGAAACCAGCATCTGCTGTCTTGGTGTCTGTGTAACGTAGGTTAGGTTGTAGCAATGCCTCGTACTTCTCAAACAATGTTTGAGTTGTAAGAAGAATGTCTGGGTGGTCATTACCAACAGAAACTGTGTTATAAGCAGTTGCCATCTGGGCAAGTGTCAAAGCGGTTGCTGTTGTTTCTTTGTATGACTTCCACCATGTGTATGTAGCGGAATCAATGTTTCCGACAGTACCAGTGTTATCTACAAGGTTTGATAAACCATTCCAGTTCTTTGAACTGTTGCCAGTTCCGTCACCGAAGAACATTGTGTTAAAACCTTCACGAAGCGATTCCTCGGCTTGCATGATTTTGGCTTCTAACAAGTTAATGATTTCTGCCTCACCATTGTTCTTGGCTTCCTCAATACCGCTGATTGAAATGGAAGCAGCATACTGCTTCCAGTCGTACTCAGCAGCCGTGATGCCGGTCTGTGGTGTTAGGGCAATCGTGTCAAAACCCGAGTACGAACCAACAGTGTCGTTGAGTCCGTAGATGAGTGGTTCCACGATTTTTGTGCCACCGTTGAGCATACGAATACGCCCTTTTTCCATCAACTGATAAGTCAGAGGACGTGCGGTGAACACGTTGTCGGTCAACGTCGAGCGATAGTTCGCAAGCGTTGTTGATAAAAGTGTGTCAAAATTACTGTTTGGGGCTACCATGATTGATTACTCCTGTTGTTTAGTGCTAGCCGTTAGTTTGGCGTTTTGCCAACTCAAAAGCTTCGCGTAGTGTGGTTACGGGTTTGGAAGCAACGTCTGCGCTTTTTGAAGAAGCGCCTTTCGACACGACAGACGCATCCCGTTTAGATTGAACAATAACTTTTTCATCTTCCGCCTTCTTGGCTTTCACCTGCGAATTAGTTAAGTTCTGTTCAAATATTCGGTCAAACGCTGTCTGTTTATAGACGGCTTCCAGATTGGAATTGCCTGTAGCCAAAGCCTTAGCAATTACTTCATCTGCATCAAACGCATCACCATACTTCCGTGACAGAGACTCAACTGTTTTCTCCAAATCACGCAGAGCCTTTTCTTGCTCAAACGCTTTCATACGAGTTTCTAGTTGTCGGTACTGTTTCTCAACTGGGTCCAATAACAGTTCATCTTCCGATGATTGCTGTTCTTCTAAACCATAATGTTGTTTCAACAATTCCAAAGTACTTTTTGGGTCGTTCTGCAAAGCTTCTTGCAAAGCGGAACCAAACTGCACCTGTTTCCGTTGCTCACTCAATTCCTGTGTCTTACGGGTATAATCCGCTTGACGCTGGTATCCAGCAAGCGCCTCTTTTAGTGGCACATCAATTTCTTCACCAGCGACGTTTAGCTTGACAGGTCTGTCAGCGTATTCGTCCCAAGTAAAATAATCTTTAGCTACTTCAGGGGCTTCACCTATTTCCGTGTCTACATCTGCTTGTCCAATAATTTCAGTTATCGGGGCTTCAGCTACACTATCAACGGTGTTATCATTACTCATAGAGTCCTCCAACGGTTTGCTCTATACCTAATGCAAAACCGTTACATGCCACCTTGTGTATTTGGCAAAGGTGCACCTTGCGCAATAAGTTGCGCAAGAATTTCGGGTGGAATATTCGATGGCATTCCCATACCACCAGTAGGTGGCATTGGCCCCATATCAGGCATTGGTCCCATATTTGGTGGCGGTCCTTGTGGCATTGGTTGCTCTGGTGGCATCGGTGGACCTTGTTGTTCAGCGCCAGGTGGTGGAACAGGCATCATCGGTTGTGGGGTCACAAACGATGCTGCTCCACGAATACCAAAACCATACTGCAAAATGTATGTAGCCAGTTTTGGCATATCTAAAATACCAGCACCAGCAAACGGAGCCATGGCGTCCACAACTTGCATTGCCATCTGACGACGAAACGATTCATTGACAGGCTGGGTTGACCCACCCTCAACAACAAAGTCAAATTCGCCTTGAATAAAATCTCGGTCAAACTCAAGCCAAATAGGTTGTGCTTCTGACCCAACAATACGCACAGCCTGTTCGCCAGTCATGTATTGCTGTGCAAGCATAATTAGTCGCCTACCACACTCACCGATACTCTTTTCAATAATAGCCAACTTGTCTGAAACACGAGCGTTAGCGGCATCTTGGATAATCGCTGCCTCTGTAGCCGTACGGCGAATCTCTGGCATTCCGCCACCCTGATATTCGTTAAGTCCAGAGACTGAACGAATATCGTCAGAAATAAGTTGCGACTGGTTATAGAACTCAGGTGGGTTAATAACTGCTGGCATTGGGACAATTATGTTGTTGATGTTATCTTCTGAGATAACAGGAACCATTACGTTGTCTTCGTCAGACTCAAGAGCGCTACGACCATCTGTGTCAAACGCAGTTTCCTTGTATAGCCACTTACGAGAGTACCGCTTACGGTGACTCATCATCTGTGTACGAGTAAGGTTCAATTCGTGCTGCAGAGGTTCGATTGCTTCTAGTTCACCCATTGGGTAAAAGTAATCAGGCACATCGTAGTTGCGAATCATCACATACGGATGTCCAAACAAGAATGGCATCTTGGTTGGTGAAACAAGGAATCTGTCTGAGCCATCACAAAACACAGACATAGTGTTTCTGTCAATGTCGTACCACTCCCAAATTTCTACATAAGCATCATTCTTGTTCGTAGACATGCGAGGACGGAATTGGTCTTGTCCCCACTTGGAGTAATGCGATGGTGCCGCATCCGCGCGGGCGGATGCGTTGTATCGCTTATCCTTCTTTACATCTTCCAATGGACGACGCACTCTTTGTGCTATCCAACGAATATCGTCAATGGATGTAGCATCAGGGTCTACATACATATCAAAGCAAGATATGCGCTCAACATAGCCTCTGTCTTCTTTGATGATTAATTCTGACTCTATAGCAGCCTCGGGCCCAGGTGTGGTTAGTTCATCATACGAATCAAAGTTTGGTGTTTCATCTCTAGCTTTTTCTTCTTCTACGTAGCGATAGCCGGTCTTAACCCAACCGTGACCAACAATAAGAAAGTCTTTTACTGCACGACGAAACTCTGCTTGGCAACCATAATGTTGCCACCAGTAGTTGATGATTGCTTCTGTAACTACTGCTTTGTCTGCATCTTCTGGTCGTTTAGCATTAACCGTAATTTTTGGATGGTTAATAGATACGGCAGGTGAGATTACGTTGATTGTGGCAAACGCAATGTTTACCAACAGTTGGTCTTCTTTAATATCCGTACGGTGATGCTTGCCTCGATACAGGTCAATCAAACGACTCCACAAATCGTCGTACCGTTCTTCTTTACGCCACCTTCTAGATTGTTCTAGTTTGTCACGGTATTTAGTTAGAAGTTCTGTGTTAGTTATGCGTGCCATTATTTATCCTTCTTACCATCGTGCCAACCTAAATGGCCATCAATTTTCTCTCCAACTTTGTCTACCTTACGACCAATTGACCTTAACAAAACTCTTGCTTCAGCGTGCTGTTCGGTATTTTCCCTGCGTAGTCTATTTGCCACTACAACAAGTGGACCCGTAATCAAAGCAACGGCGATTGGGACCCAGATTTCAGCCATGATTTTAACTCCAAAGTGGAGCAACAGGCTCAGCGTTTATACCGGCTGACCTGGCATCAGCCATTTGTTTGTCTTGACGTTGCCTAACCGTGGGCCCATGGAAATCTTCTTTGCCATAAGTAAAACCCAGATTGACTGTAGCTACATGGCATTTAAAACAAATAGCACCCCGCCTCGGTAGTTCTGGTGCATAAAATGCTGTGGAACAGCCGGTACATGTTATGGAAAGCATCAATAGAACTCTAAATCGTTACTTTGCGTACATTCTCTGAACCAATCGGTATTCGACCAGGTTTTACTGCTTTGGGAATCTTTGTAGCCCACCAATCAAACGAGTTCTTTTTGACCTTCATCTCAGAGCGGTACTCTGGCAACCAAACATACTTAAGCATCTGATTAGCAATAGCCAAAGACATAACTCTGTCATCGTGGGGTGAACCGTGCATCTTGCCGTTCTGTTCACGCACGAAAGTACGCAACTCGGCAATGGTTGCTTTACATAGAATATCAATAGCACCGTCACGCATGTTTCCGTTTAACTCATCAATAGCCAATGGCTTAGAAACAGATGTCGTGCGCCAACCCAAAGATTCGCTAATCGTTGGGTTGCGCTGACCCAATCGTCTTTGACGGAACATGTTCTTGTAACCAACTCTCTGCAAGCCCTTCAAGGTTGTTAGTCCGTGGTTATTAGATTCGACACCAATCAAACAATGGTTATACCACCAACCCAAAGCGTGTAGCACTTCTTCTCCAAAGATGTCTGCGTCCACATGACCATGCCAATGAGCTACAACAATCCCGCTTTCAACATTGATGACATGTGCTGTACTGAAGTCACCATGGCCTAAACCTTCAGCAACGTCAGCTCCAATAACATAAACTTCCGAAGGTTGTGGAAACTCCCACACAGCCAACTCGCCACCATCTTCACGAAATTCATACATTCCCTTACCTGGAATCTTATGTAAGTATCCACGGTTCGGTTCCGCAATCTCGTACGCGCGTAGCGCGTCCAAGTCAAAGACAGGTCTACCAGAACGGATAAACGCTTCATCTGGGTCTGATGGATATTCTTGTGCCAACTGCCAATCAGGTAAATCACGCTTCTTTGCTTCGTACCATTCTTCATCACGGTCTCCAGCAGACCAGGGAAAGAAAATACCCGTGAATCTATTTGTCTCTGTCTGAGAACCAACCCACAGTTCGTGGAATATGTTGCCTTCTCCGTTTGCTGTACTCAGACAGATTACACGACCGCCGACATCTGCAATAGGTTCGATAGATGCCCAAGCTTCGCTTGGGTTGGGCAAGAACGCCATCTCGTCAATGATTACCAAGAATACAGATTCACCACGGGCTGGGTCATTACCTGATGGTAATGACTCAACTGCGGAGTCATTGGCAAACACAATCTTTAACTGGTTATCTGATAACAACTCTGGTCCATGTTGTCGCATCCAAATAGGTAGCATCTTGTAGCCGTACTTAGATTTCTGTAGCAACTTGGCTGCTTCACGCTCTGTGCGGGAAAGCATGACAATGAATCTGTCCGGCCAGAAGAATGCCAACCAGAAAGAATACGCAGAAGCCAGAGTCGAGAATCCAATCTGTCGTGCTTTGAGAACTATTGAGTATCTGGTGGATAGCCAAGTTTCAATTGTTTCTC